ACAGGTAAATTCCAGACCATACGCCCGAGACTTTGTAACCTTGAAATTAATGTCAACGTACCCCCTGAATTCGTACTTCTGCAAATATCTCTTGCACTTGTAGAGTTCTTTAACCAGACGGTCGTTTATGTTTGCCTTCTGGACTATCGTCCCCATTTCACCAGTATTTCCGCATATTGCCACCCGACCATTCCTTCTGACAAACAACAAATGTGTAGTAGGCAATGACACGCACCCTATCTTACCGCTATATTGCACAATCTTTTTATGCCTTACGGACGATCGTATTCTCTTGGCTTCTTCGATGGAATATACTGGTCGAGCAATGTATTTCTTTCCATTCAGCGGTGATAACATCTCTGTCCTTTTATCTTCCGCTATCACACCAGTAGAATTAATCATCGTGAATAATGCTTGGATGTCACTTATCATCCTCCACGAACCACTATGAATTCTACGGCATCCATTATGAATATCCCCATCCCCCAAGACATAAGCATCAAGAAAAGCATTGATAACATCCACCCCACCCATCTTGATGTACTCTGGAACATACTTGTCATGAGAAAGACCATACTGCTCAAGATACGAGGCAAGATTACAACCACTTATTTTAATCGTCTTCTTGCATATATTATAGTTGAATGGAATCTTCTTTATAATAGACTCCATCTTATCTCTTTTCGCACCCGGCATCTGGGCAATACTTACCGATATAGGTCTTCCGTCTTCCCTTGAAATACTTCCTTCGGAAAGATATATTCCCATAAACTCCGCCCAATCTTTGATGTTGATTCTTATGGACGGATGCGTACAACCCCTGCCATCTCTATACTTTGGTAAGTCAAAGAACTTCATGCACGAATCGTTTATTCCAGAATGAAGTATTGTAAATTCACTTGGAGTATTTTTTGCATCACAAAACTTCCAATTACTTCTCTTCCTTCTGGTCATCCACATCTGATGAGAAGGTGTCACAAGTAAGTCCACATACCTATTCTTGAACGAATACATATCACCATCGTAATCCGCTATATGTATTCTATCTGGGCATTCAAAGAATATCTTGCCAGTCTTGGGGTCATAGGAGGCTATTGATGTATTCATCGTGACCTCATCAAATCGCTTCCATCCGTCAAACGTCAAGACTTCAGTATCTTCAGAGTAACAATTTACTCCGTGCGATCCGTTTGACCTCTTCTTGTGTTCGTAGTTTATGTTGGTCATCCCCGGAACGAAGTCCTTACTGTCAAAGAACGAGCCTACTGCCACTTCGATGCCATTGATGACTCGCTGGAGCTGAAGACCTTTTTTAACCTTGTCCAGATGGACTTTCGATGCACTCGCAATCTCGTACATCGTGTCCTCGCCAGACTTCACTTGACCCACATACGTCCCAATCTCACCGCTATTGTATTTTACGACATACATATCGGGGTTGGCTTTGATGTAGTCAATGGCTTCCTTCGGGTCTTTGAAGGATATGTTCCGGGGAGTCTCGACTCCGCATCTCTGCATCACGAACATCCCGAACTCCCTATCCTTCTCAATCTTGTCAGAGAACACGTTGTTGCCGTATACTGGCTTGACCTTTCTTACCGCATCTGCCACTTCACCGAGGTCATTGTAATCGTTTATCGCAAAGTCGCACCAGCCGACATGGGGTGCGTAGTTGTCAACCTTCTCTATCAATCCACCGTCACCGATGTCCGAGTATTCCTTTGACCGAACCCAGAACCTTACCTCGTTGCCCTCTTCTCTTAACTTCACCGCCAAGCCGAGACTGTCTCCCAGACTTGACAACACGAGTATTTTCATTCTTTTTCTGCTTCCTCTTCGAATATTGCGTATATTAACTGCGAATCTATAATGTACCAGTAATCGTCCTTGCCGTATTCCGTCAGCCTCTGGCACAGTTTCGGGTTGTCCGCTACTCCACCATTGTATATCACTTGCGTTCCCGGCTGAAGCCTTGAGTCACAGAAGTCCCCGGTCTTTACGACTACCCCGGTGCAACTTAATCTCCTCTGCTTCTCTGGAAGTATCAAGCCCGACTCTCGTATGATTTCGGGTCGCCCCTCAACCTTTATCAAGACCTTGCCTTTCGGCAGTTCCAAGGACTCCAAAACCTTTCGGTCGATGTGAAGGCTGATTACTTTGTCAAGTCGCTGACCAACGTAACTCATCTCATTCCGCTCAACTGTTTCGCTTGGGCATCCGCATATGCGTTCTGCGTTCTGCGGTTCGCATCGTCCTCTTCGTTCTTCGCTTCCCTCTTCAAATCGGGGTGCGTGGATACGAAGTAAGCACCCATAATGAAAGCATCAGCACGATCACAGCTTCTACCCATCCTGTTTTTAATCTCTTCCTTCGCCTCTATCTGTATTTTGCCTTTCTTGATGAAGTATTTTACGCCTCCCAACTGCTTCACCAGCTCGTCATCGTCCTTCGGTATATTCACTTGGTTGCTGGCTATCAACATTGCCACTACGTCCCAAGCTTTTGCCCGAAGGTTAATATATTTTAATGTGTCGCCTTCGCTATTGAACTTCGTTGAAGCCGATTGGAAGTCGAAGACATCGATGTCAGTTAACTCCCGGCACTTGTCAACGACTCCAGCACCGATACCTATTCCATCCACGACTATCGCAACGGCACTTGACTCCCTCGCTTCCTTGCATATCTCCGCTCCCAGTTCCGTAGTCGATTTGCCGTAGAAATATTGCTTCTTCGTTACGCCAAGACCTCTGAAGGTATAGACCACAGACTCATCGTTTCCGAACCTTGCCGGGTCACACACGACTACCGCCGGATAGAACTTGTGGAGTATGTCAACCTTCTTGCAGTTTTCCAAAGACCGTGCTTGAATCAGATTGTCTACTACGTCCTCGTCTTCCCATGAATTCAATACGAACCGATTGTATACCGCTGGCTTCTGCACCTTGATTATCTCAAGGGACTTTACATATTCTTCTGGAAGATTGTGGGCATTATCCTTTGTCTGTGCCTCAATCAGCTTGTCTTGACGGACTCCATTCAGATATATTCCGTCTTGCTTGAACAGTTTCCATATCCAGTTATGTCCCTTGGTATTCGCTACCAAGAAACCTTGCAGACTTGAACCGACTCGCCTTAACCTTCCGCTCAACTTCCAGAACACATCGTCCGTCTCAAGTTCTTCAGCCTGTTCTATCGCCCACCAGCCGAGGTTCATGTTCTGGATGGAGTTCAATTCCTCTATGTGCCTGAACATTACCAAAGAACTGCCTATCCTAACTTCCCTTGCCGAACTTACAACCAATCCGGTATACAACTCAAAATCTTTTAATGTCGAGTCCCTTAAGTCCGTCCACTCTTTCCTGAATATCACACCGAGATTGTCTTTATATCTGTTGGACTGATCCTCGGCTATCGAACACAGACCCAGAGACTTTCCCGTCCCCCAAGCCGACACCATCGCAGTATATTTGCTTTCAGAGAACACAAAGTCATCTTGGAAGCCCGTCAACGTGACTTCAAACTTTCCCATTTTCTGTTCACTTCGGTCTGTTGATTATGAATAAATGTCCGTCAGTCTCTATCTTGGATTCGTCTTTCCACTTGTAATTGTTCTTCAGATTGAATATCACTCCAGCCGGATTCTTCCCAACATACAATTGCTCTTCAGCAAAATTATGACAAGTCTCAAGAGCTTTCTTTATCGAGTCAGTATATTCATCACGTTCTTTATAATTAAGTAATACTTCACGGCTTGTACCCAAGGCAAGAGCCAAGCCAGTAATCGTATATGGTCTGTGCTGGGTTAGAACTGGTTGGTCTGTCTTCTTACCATTGGCATCCTTCTTGAATATCGGGTTGCCGAACATATCAAGCTTTTGAGACCAGCATGACACGAAATATTCCCGTATCTTCTTGTTGAGTATTTCCGGGGTCGGGAATTTCAAAGGTCTGCCTACTGGGTTCTTCGTCTCTTCAGTCATAATAACTGCCTTTTGTCTTGGTGTCGAACAACTTATATAATTTAATTAATATCTGGTGGACTAGTGCTTGGAACATCTTCTGGATCACTCTTCCACCCTTGCGAGGATGTCATCTTCCTTGACTACTACCAGCTCCTTGCCTTCCACCTTGATGACTATCCCAGAGAACTTGCCGTAAAGGACTTTGTCACCCTGTTTGAGTATCATGGGCAGTACCTTGCCTTCATCGGTCATACGTCCTTCGCCTACGGACAAAACCGTGCCTTCGGATGGCTTCTCCTTGGCTATTTCGGGGATTATAATGCCTGACTTGATTTCTTCGGATGATTCTTTCGGCTGGATTATTACTCGGTCTCTTAACGGAACTATCTTCAATTGTGTCTC